CCAGCGCATCCAGTAGTAGCAAGCACTTTAAACACGCCAAGCGCGCGGGCACCCGACTGAACTAAAACAACGTTGTGTAACCCATCAATCTCCATTAAAGAAAGTAGATCCATCTGAACAAATCCTAAGTTACCGTTTAAGTATTCAGGTTTGAATGAAATACGATAAGCGAATCCAGTAACGTTTGTTCCGTCAGCAAATTTGAACTTATCAGCGTTAAAGTAATCCAATGGAATGCCTTTAAGCGATGTGCCTGATTTAACGCCAAACAAAACACCCCCAGCGTCAACACCTAAATAACGGTAGTTGCCTTGATTGAACTTCTGCAATGCGCCGTTTACGCAATTACCCCCAGCTAAGTAAGCGAACGTTAAATTGTAATTACCCTGGCGAACTGGAACAGGCGTACCGTATCCTAATGTTTGCAATACAACATCCTCAGAGCTATCGGTAATCCCGACAACTTCTGGTAAAGGATAAACCCTCAGTGAAGCGTTATCTGACTTTGTAGCTGCGATCAAAGCAGCTAGTGCCGTATCAGGATCAGCTAATTGAGCGGCTGTTAGCTCAAATGACTTCGGAACCAAGAAGCCACGAACAATATTTTTTAGCGTTAATGAGCAATCATCGATTCCTGTATTGCCTCCGCTTGAAGCGCAGAACGCTTGGTTTAAAATACTCATATCTTTTTAGATTAATACCCTCGTTGCCGTTACGGTTTCGGTGGGCAGTAGTTATCAACTATTTTAACTTTTAAATTTTCAATTTCAACACAATCAACCCAATCTTTGAATATATTACCTTCGTTTCCAAATAAACCCTCTTTACCCCAATAGTAACGATTAGTTTTCCTATGAGGTATCTTATCGGTAAAACCCATGAATACACCCGAGTACTTCATCTGCTTCATCAACTCCAAATAGATAGGAATTAACACAGGCTTAAAGTTGAAATCATCCCTTTCCTTTGCGACTTGATTAGGGCTCTTACAAGCTCTTATAATTGCTAAGTGAAGGTTATATTCAGCATAAACTCCTTTGTCTCGTCCTACCTCCTCTGTAGTGTCCAGAAACAATGCTATCAATGGGTACTTCTTGTAGCGTTCGGTTGTCCCTTGCGTGAATTGGCCTAATGTGTTAATTACCTCTAAAGGATGCCCGTATTGGTAGTGTACCCCCGTAATCATTTCGTCTGCTTGCTGTAATTGTGGTAACAGATTCGCAGAAACCTTTTCGACTATAGGTTTAAGTACATCCTGAATGAATATAGGTTGCAAGTTCATGTTAGATGTTTAAGGAGTTGATTGGTAGGTAAATGTCAATTTGTTTTCTGAACGAAGACCACCAATCCCACCTATACCAAGGTAATTCATAATCAGGATATATCGCTTCATCCAAATCGAACTCCCTCGCCATCTCAACCATCTCATTCCACGCACTAACTTGCTTATCAACACTTGAAGCCCTAACTGAATTCTCACCCTTTGAACTAACCTCACCGATCGTAGCTGTTAACGTAGCCTCGTTTCTGATGTACCAATAGTAAATGTAATCTACTAACATTGGCTTCAAATCTGTTTGATCACGCAAATACAACCACTTAGGCAAAATATCTCCAGGAACAGCGATCACTTCATCACCAATCGGAGCATTACTAGAAACAAACGTAAACTTTAGTGGAACCGCAGCCCCGTAAAAGCCACCCAATCCGTTTACTTTACCTGTTAAGATATTATATCCAGATCCGGTTATTTGCTCACCATTTACATGAACAGACAACAGACGTTTAAAGTTGAAATTTTCGGTATAAACCTGAACCTCTCCGTTGACATCTATATCCGCCCCAGTGAATGTAGGTGATACTGTAGTTAGCCCTATCTCATCAAGATTTACTAAGGTAATTCCAGCAATAAATTCATTAGCCAACGCAGACCCTAAAAGTTTCTTTAAGAACTTAGGCTCGTACTTATCAATAAAGGATTGCAAGTTCTCACGAGTACCTGAATTCTCAGTACCAGCTATATTTCTTTCACCATTAAAGTCCGCGATGGTTATGATTGACATGATTATGCTTCTTTCGGTTCTCCCTTGTAGGATTTAATTAAACCTTTCTGTTTCAAGATTGCCGCCAGCGTTGGGTGTACAGAATCTTTTTGACCTTTAACATAGAAATCGCCATCTTTTACGATTTCAACTTCTACCAGATCAAAGTGACTGTTCCCTTTGTACGCTGATTGCGATTTTCTTGTTTCTGCGTTAGCCTTGTCATCAGTTATTACTGCTGCTGTGGTAACGGCTTTTTCTGAGCCTACTGGCTTTGCTGTTTCGTCTGCCATATTTATTATGCTGCTGCGATAGCTGTTTTAACTGCCGCAAATGTTGATTTAATAAACGCTACTTTTTCATTCTCATAGATCCACAAGTGGAAACGAGACTCACCGATTAGAGTGTACATGTTGCTTTCGAAATCTGACACGATGTTAGCAGCAGTAGCATTACCTTGAATACCTTGGCCGATTCTAACAGTGAAAGATTTGTATACATCGTAATGTAGTTTTTTCCAGTCACCAACGATAAACGTTCCAGCAGGGACAGATACACCATCCGGCACCTCTACAATACGAACTCCACTTACTGTTGTTCCATCAGGCAACACGAAAGGAGGGAACACGTAGTTGTTATTTAAATCCTTAGTAGCCCCCATTGAATAAACATCGCTTGATGCAACTAATGCCGCGTTCGGGATATACATGCCCTTAGAGGCAATCTTGATAGCGTAAATAGCGGCCCTGATAGCATCGTAGTTAGATGGGGCAGTAGTAGTAGCAGCTAATGCGCCAGCAACAAAACCAGGGGCAACAGCAGCAACTTTAGCGAAGATCGCAGTCTGAACAGCAATATCGTGTTGATACTTCAATTCGTTACGGATAATCGACATGATCTGCGGAATATCGTCTAATGCCTCCTCAGAGATTTTAGTACGTCCAGCCTCTTTAACAGCAGTTGAATAACGTAGTTCAAAGCTAACTGAGATAAGTGGTTTTAAAGCACCCTCCGCAGTAATAGCCATCGTACCCTCAGTTGGCAGTTTATCCATATAAGGCAATGATGCTTTATTTGTTGTGCCTACTGCAAGATAGTTGATGATATATTCCATCTGACGAACATCACTTGCGTATTGTCCGTTCATATTTTGATAAACGTAGTTTACCGGGATTGTCTGACCTGATGCGTTAGTTACAGCAGTCGTACCCATTGTAACGGGGGCTTTAACTGTCATTTCCAACTCAAAAGGAGTTTCTTCACCAGCCTTAGCTTTAGCGGCTTTTACTTTAGGTAAGAATTCCTCTAATCCTTTTTCGATCACATCAAACACATCACCAGAAACAGGAGTTTGCTTAGTAGCAGACTCTTTAATCTGATTCAATTGTTCTTTGATTTCTTCGAATTCTTCTTTAGAGATTCCTTCTTTGTCTTTGGTGAACTCCTTAATCGCTGCTTCAACTTCAGCTTTCTGCTCAGCCGTTAGCGTTTTAAGGTTTTTAACCGCTTCCTCAATGGACTTGTCCATCAATTCTTTTTCGTGAGTACGCTTATCTGCGGAATACTGATCTCTTTCAGTAGCCGACATTTTGCTCAACTCTTCTTCTGTTTTGTATTTAAACATTTTAATAAAGATTTGGGTTTATAAATTTATTTACTTCTGGAGTGATGATTGTCGGCTCCGATTTTTGCTTATAAGTGCTTGATTGCGGCTCATAATCTTTTACGTATAGTGTCGGTGTGATTGGATTGGATCCAAATACAACCGCGCTTCCTTCTCTTTTTTTAGCTTCTCTGTGTATCCAAAGATAACCAGCTTCTTCTGCTACTTCTGGATTGATAGATAGGGCTTTCATTTCGTTAAAGAAATCCATTTCCTTTTTGCTATCCTCATCATAAAAAGCAATATCATAATCCAGGTACATCATGCCAACTGAGTGTTGGGTTACTTCGCCATTAATATACTTAGCGAACATGAAAGGATGCTCTGATTTCGATAAAATGAAATGGTTAATGTTAGCATCCATTTCCATATCAGCATTCACGCCAATATCTTTAAAATTCATACGCTCGTTGTAGTTACGGGCCTTAGATGATAACACACTTTCAAATATTCTTTCGTGTTGTTTTAAATGGTGCGTATAGGGATTGTCTTTAACTGTTTTATTCCAGATACCCATAAGGTGCAAATCCATATGAGAATCAATAACGTTAGTGGTATTAATAATCGCTTTAACCTCGATAATATCACTGCTTATC